AAATCAAGTGCTGGCATGATTACTCTTACATCTCTTCGCACATCCTCCTCTGGGATATTGGCAGCTTTTAAAGCCTCCTCATCCTTATATTTTTCCCCTGTTTTCTTGTTAGAAATCGTCGTGATTATTTCTTTGGGTTCTAGTACTTGCATTATGTTGTTACCTCTTTTTTGATGTTTAGATAGCTGACTCCAAAATCAAATGAGTCTGCGCTACCTGCTTTAATGGTAAGGGTCGTACCCCCTACTACTATTAAGGGTTGGGTTAATAATTCTTTAGTGATATTGGCCGTTAAAGTTGTTGATTTAATTGCAGTAAAAGCATTATTAGTAACGGTTACACTGGGTGTCCCCGCAGAAGTAACAAGAATAGATTTGATAACATACGTTTCACTTACTAAAGGATTACCTGCACCAAAAGGATTAAGCTCCGCATTGGAAGTATCATTATCTATTCCTACAAAGTCGTATTGGTTTACTACAGCCATTATTCCATAAAGAAGCTTTTAGCTTCTATCTCCTGTTTTAATTCTTCTTGAAAAGTAGTATTTAATTTTTCTAACACTGCATCTAAATCTTTTATTAAAGATTGGGCTACATCTTGTCTGTAGTCTTCACTAGCTCGGGTTAATGTTTGTACTATCTTTGCCATTATGTATATGTAATTGGGGTGTCCTCTACTCCTTTATAAAGATCCTGTCGATATGGATCTCCTAATCTAAATCTTTGTACAAAATTATCTTCGACTACTTCATCTTCAACTCCGTCGTCGTAAATATTTTGTGCATAATAATCATTATATAAAGGGGATGCCATTGGTATAATACCATCACCTCCTCTATCTGGCTCACCAAATGGATTATTTCTAGTTGGGTTGTATCCCATGTCTGTTCTTGGACCCATAGTGGGATTCCAACCACTATCAAATTTACCAAAAACATCTTTTATTCCTCTGATACCCATACCAATTAATCCACCACCCATAATATAATCTTTTATACCTGTTAAAAATCCTTTTGACTTACTTCCAGTAATACCAAAACTTGCGTCGAATGCTTTTTGAGCAGCTACATCAGCAGGTTTGCTACTTTTTCCATAACTACCTGTTCCAGTGTCCTTGGATCCTGATACATCCGCGCCTTCATGACCTCCGTAAGCTCCTCCTGGTCCTCCAAAGTCTCCTTGTAAACTAGGTATTCCTGCAGGTCCTCTATTTGATTTGCCTTTTAATGATCCATATAAATTTAAATCTATTAGTATGTCTTGTTCTTCAGGTGTAATGTAAGCAAGATGGGCCGTAGGATGATCAGGTGATGATTTAGCTTTCATTGGTGCATTAACCATTTCTGATGGTTCATAATTTTCAACGCCACCTTGGATACTCATTATCCCGCCATTCTTTTTTTGAATTCTACTTCCATAGGTATCCGTCCAGTCTCTTGCGATCTCTGGTTCGTTGGCCCATAGGTATCGTCTCTGTGCTTCAGATTGAAATGGCATTATCTTCTTCCTCCTGCATGTACATCTAACCTAAAAGTTCCTAATTTCCAATTAGAATCTACTGCAGTATTAGATATTTTAACAGCAACCGCTCTACCTCTTGCTCTACACGATTGATACTTGGTAGAAGATGTAATTGTAAATGGTCCTAGTGATGAACTAGCTGCGGTTTCATTTGGAAAATCTCTTAAGTCTAATTCAACAATAGTATTCCCTGCCTGAGTTATAAAGTCTGGCAAAAATCTACTCACTCTCATAATATGTTCTCCATCTCCTCTAAATGTAATTCCCTGTTTTTGATCTTGAGTAATGTCAAAATCTCCCGATAATATATTAGCAGGAATAGCTGCTGTTGTTCCTATTTGAACTTGATTAACTCCTGTTTCATGCTCATAGTAATAAGTAACTCCATCACTGTTTCCAGTCACATCAAAAGATGTATCTGTATCGGCATCATAATTAGCGGCATGAGGTAAACCAAAAATAGATGAGTCGATCCACGCCGTTCTTGGAAAAAGAGAATTAGCATTTGTGTACCAAATAGGTCTATTGATTGTTGAATCTAAATAACTGTATATGACACATCTATTATTAACATTAGAATCTGAAGTAGGATAGAACCACAATACTTCCCCAAACAAGTTATTTAATCCACAATAAATCATTTGATTAGAAGTTTTATTTAAATCATCATAAACATAGTCTTCTACTAAACAGTCTAAGGATTCTAGCTTACCTGTAAATCTAAAGAAACCATTTTCAGACATCCAGTACGCAGCACCATCAACCTCAATCGATGCATTTTTTCCAATCAATCCACAATTGGTCCCTACTTGCTCATAGGCAAAAGTAAAGGGCTGACCTACAAAACGCATGGTAAATAATGAGGTATCTGTCCATACGTAAATTGTATTTCTCCCTAACTTAGCTCCCATGATCCGTGAGCCGGCAGCCAGTCTTTGTGTGCCAGCGCTATTGATTGCAGTAGGTGCCCAAGTGTTGATATCCTCCTGAGAAGAGAATCTTATAAACATATCATCTTGTGTTGATGTTGTTCCAATTGTTGTTTCTGTTCCAAATAAAACTAAGTGACGATCAGGGGTTGATACAATCATATCTCTAGAAGCTGTGGGTGCTCCCGATATGATGGTTGCTCGTGTGGCTGTTGCATTGGATGCATCTGCATCCCATTCAAATACAGCTCCATTACAAATTAAAGCAATAGCCGTAGTACCTAAATTATCTAATGACCATAAACCTGGTTCAGCAACTTTATCAGTTGAAGCTGCTGCTTGGCCCCATGCAGCATAGTCACTATAATTAGTAACCGTGGCTCCATCAGAGTGGGCGGCTCTTGTTGTTCCTCGAGCAGCTCTGCTTATTCCTGTTAGATCACTTCCTGAAACTCCAGTATAAGAAATTTCTTCCGTGCCAACTAAAATATAATTCGTTCCTGTTGTTGGAAATCCAGTTACTGAATCTAAAGTAATACTCGTTCCTGATCCTCCAGTTCCATAAACATTGTCTCCTAAAGCTCCATCTAAAGTGTTTGTTTGAGGATTGGTAACTGTTCCACCAAACTGAGATATACCCCAGCCGTAAACTCCAACTTGATCAGCCGGACCAACGTGGTAGTATCTATAATAAGTTATTCCTCCAGAAGTTGTGGCTCCTGAGTCAGTTTCAGTAGCTCCCGCATTAATAGTAATAGTTGTATTAGTAGGTGCAGATAACACCATAAATTTTTTTTCACAAAAAGTATCATCATCAAAAACAGAATCAGTGATTGAAGAAAAAGTAGAAGCAGCCCCAAATAAAATTATATCTCCAGCAACCATACCATGAGCGGAACTAAAAGTTACAGTAACAGTTGTGTCTCCATTAGTAGTAGTAAATGCACTGGTAATTGCTGTGCCTGATGGATTAGTTAAAGGATGTATATCATAATAAACTCCCCCTGAATAAACATATAAAATTCTATTAGTACCTAAGAGGGCATATTTAATACCTTCTTTATTAACCATATGATGAAGAGCTCGCGTAGGACCTGTTAATTTCTTGTCTCCGAGTGAGGACCAACCCCCTATTTTTTCAGGTGTACCATATCTAAAACGAACATTTTCCCCACCCGTCCATTGAGCTTCTGCTCCTGTGGGCGTTTTTTGTTTATTAAATCCTGGTAAAAATCCTATCTTCTGAAGCATATTATTCCTATTTTAAAGCTACTTTACTAAATTATGCCCAGAAATCAACGTCATATTATTTCATAGTCGGAATATTTTTCTATTATATCTTCTGGTAAATAATCACGTATATCATATTTTTGACGTTTAATTTGATCGATTCTTATTTTGTGGAGATTTTCAATCCCATCCTGATAGTATACATCATTAACATTAAACTGCTTTAACTCATTATAATGTTTTATTTTAAATCCTATAAAGGCACTTAAATCTTTTAAGAACCTATCCGTGTTATTAACTAAATCATCATAGGAAAATATTTTATAATCTTCTTTTTCTTTAATTAAATTTTTAATACTCCATATGTTTTTTCCAGTTATACCCTCTGTGCTCATTAATTCTTCAACATATAAGTGAATATTTTCTTTAGTATAAATACCATTATCAATCTGTAATTTTGCAAAAGATGCAATACATTCAATAACTGGTCTTATTAATATAATAAATTTTGGTTTTTTAATTAATTGTTTTATTATATTTAAGTTATCGGGTGTGCCCCAAGGCGCTCTGTCTATGATTACTTCTGCCTTCCAATCTTTATAATAACTCCCTATAATTGTTTCAATCACATTGTTTAAAGATTGGTGATCGGGAAAATTTTGAAATACATCCTTGTTTTTTAATCCACATAAATAATATAAAATCTCTGGAAGTATAGAATTAGCGGTAACTTTTATATTTTTATTTTGATTAATAATCGAACTAAACAAAGTATTACCAGCTCTAGGTATGCCACATAAAAAAATTATTTTTTTCACTCGTCCTCTTTAAACCAAGGCTCGTCCTTTTTAAACCAAGGAGGTAAGCCTAGATGTGGACGTTTGTCAAACATATTATCCTTAGCTCCCAGTGTTTTTCTATTATGATAGTGAAGAAATACTTGAATACATTCTTTGCCTTTGAATTTCTCTCTCCAGTGTTCTATTTCACAGCCACTA